TCTTCAACTCGCTTCATGAAGAGATCTGGGATCCAGAGGGCTGAGAAGAGATCACGGCACCGCGCCTCCTCATCACCTTGGTTGAGTCGAAGTTCTAGGAATTCCATGATATCTGCGTGCCATGGTTCGATATAGACAGCGATCGATCCCTTACGACGACCAGCCTGATTCACGTAACGCGCGGTTGCATTGAACACACGGAGCATTGGGATGATGCCATCTGATTGACCATTGGTACCACGAATCTTTGATTTGTTAGATCGAACGTCATGAATGTGCATACCGATACCACCAGCCCACTTACTAATCTGAGCACACTCTGTGAGTGTCCCGTAAATTCCGTCAATAGAATCGCCCTTATTTGCAATCAAAAAACAAGAAGACATCTGGGGGCGGGGGGTTCCCGAATTGAATAAGGTTGGGGTAGCGTGAATGAATAGTCCTCTGGACATCTTGTCGTAGGTGTCGAGAACAGATGGGATGTCCTTACCGTGAATACCAATGGCAACCCGCATGAACATATACTGTGGTGTCTCGATCAACTTTCCATCGACACGCTGAAGATAACTCTTCTCGAGGGTCTTCAGACCGAAGTATCCAAAGTCAAAGTCACGTTCATTATCAATTGCACCTTTTAGCTGTTGAGCAACCTCCACCACCTCATCAGTAACGACACCAGCTTTCTGAAGCTTCTTCATGGCGAGATGTACATTATTGGGACACACCTTGTGAATATTACTGGCGATGATACGTGTAGCCAGAATTTCATAGTCTGGGTCAGCGGTGATCATACCAACACAAATTTCAGCAGAAAGTGTGTCAATCTCTTGTGCGGAGATTTGATCGTACATGGAAGAGAATACCTGCTGTGCAACCTTGGAGGAGTCACAATTTTCAGAGAGTCCATACGTTAAGTTCTTGATCCTATTGGTGACGTTGTCAAATTTCATATCCTCAATACGACCTGAGCGTTTAATGACCCTCATATACATTCTATTCTACTTTTATTTTTAACTTATTTCTTACACTCGAGGTCCGCACTCCTCACCGCGACGGTTCCAAACGTCTCAAACTTACGGTCGGGTTGGAGAAGGTAGGTGTTCACAAAGAAGGGGCCCATCTCACCAGCCTTGGCCACTGGGGGATAAGATCCAACGAAGCAGGCTGGGGGCTTGCATGGAATTTCCTCAAAAGTCGGTGGCTTGTTGGTATATACTTCGTCAAATTCAGCGAAGTTCACCATTTACTATGTACATATAATTTTTTTCGGCGAGTATAATATATGTGTGATAACCTCCACCTCGATTCCCTCCAGCAGTGTGAGACTCCACTGAACACCCTATTCTTTTCCGATTTCAATAAAAATTTGATTCAGCGTGGCATTCGCCAGGCGTTCAGAGATAAGACCGGTATCGCTATCGATTACCAAAACCCCGACGACTTGTATGGCATCATGCGTGCAGTCTTCATCAATAATTCGGAGAATCATTATGAAGATGTTAAAGAACAAGTCAAGAAGATAAACACCCGTGTCATCACCACTGCGTTATCACAAATCCAAACCGGCGTTTCCCAATTCATCGCTTATAATCGCGACATTGATACCATAAGTGTTCCCCTGGATCAACCCATAAACACGAGCACGGTTGGGAAAAAAATGGACTTCAATGATAAAATTGGTTTCAATTAAAGATTAGGATCGAACAAATAATAAGTCATGACTACGGGTCTGAACTATTACAAAAAAGAAACTGAGAAAGTATGTAAATCAAAGGGGTGGGATCGAGCAGGTGTAGATACTGTCTGGCTCCTCTTGACAGAAGAATTTGGTGAGCTCGCTTCGGCCATTCGTCAGCAGAAAAATACATTCAAGAAGATGAATCTTAAAAAGGATCGGGGTACTGATGTAATGATGGAGATGGGTGATGTATTTAGTTATCTGTTTCAACTGGCGCACATGTTGAATGTTGATCTAGATAAGATGTGGGAAGAGCACCGTTATAAAATGAACACAAAAAAATATAATCTAAAGTAGTAGTAACAGCGTGATGAGTAAATTCATGCTCAACGATGACGATGCTATTAATGACGTGAACCCATTTGTCACACGCGACTTTTCCCTTCCAGGGGGTGTGCGACAGACAGGTGATTTTGGAGATTTTACTGAGGTTAAAAATACGATTGACGACGACGCTGTAAAGAAAAGTGTTTTTTGTAGCACCAATCTCTGTAAAGATGAGACTAAGCCATGTCTCATTAAGAAAAGGGCACAACCCCATCGTAACATTGATTACGGTTTCACATGTCCAGAAAAGAAACAACCAGTTGTTATCGTTGGTGTTTCTAATAAGAGCATTCCATACTTTTGGATATTTTTAATTATCCTCATCCTCACTCTAACTCTATTATACGTAAGACGTTGAAAAAGTATTTGAGTCGAGATTTATTCGTACAATCCTGAATAGCGAGGGGTATAAAATCTTTACATAACTCTCTGGCACATTCCATCTGCCAAGCACTCTTCATATTTACATGGGGTGGTTGGAACGTTGGGTCTAGAATCCTCATCGCATGCATGATACGAACCCATGTTCTGTCACTTTGTTCATAACTCAACAAATTTTCGAAAATGAGTTCAGCCATGCGTTGCCTTACCTCTAGAGTTTTCGTGACCATCGTTTCAAGAAACTTCTCATAGGGGATAGATTGCTTACTAGACTCTAAATAGACCCAGTTTGCTAATGGCTCTGCGTTAATATAGTCTGTGTAGGTTGCATACCCCTTTCCTTTCATGTATCTCTCGTATGTAATTTCAATGTAAGCGAGGTCACATTCGACATCATGTATGGATTTAGCAGATTTGAGAAACGAGGTCATGTATCTTTATATGAAAACAATTCTCTAAGTACTATATAGGAATGGAATTTATAATCATTTTACTAATACTCAGTGTATGTTCTATTATATTTGCAACAATCGGTGGGGCCGCTTGGTTTTTTACCAGACCCATCCCAGGTACAGAATGTACAGGTGAGGACCCAAATGCTCGGTATGAAATTGATGAAAATGGAAAATGTGTTTTTGCTAGTTGTAAGTCAGGATACGAATTTGATGACAACTCATGTGTAGTTGTAGAGAAAGAGGCGGTGGTGGAGGCCGTGGATGCGGCGGTGGAGGCCGCGGATGCGGTGGATGAGGAGGAAGTCACACCCCGTGCCAACTACGTATATGATGTCAGTATAAATGTTAATAGTGCTGATCCCACGGTAGCAGCTGCCATTAATCAAATTAGACTTGATGATGTAGCCGTCATCCCAGATCAAATAGAAATTCTTTCACCTGTAAATGGAGAAGAATGTTTAGTCCGTGGTGGTACTGCTTGTGATGATCCCGACGCGATGGGTTTAACTGATGATAAACTCCTCTCCTATAGTTCATGGAAAAAGGGTACATCTGGCCCCATTGAAGGAACCACAATATTTAGTATATCATCGGAAACTAAAGTTAAAAAAATTACCATAGATTTTTTGAAGTCTAAATTTGCGCCAGGTTTAATGGTCAAAGAAAATGGTGTAGTAAAAGCATTTGATACCACTAATCAAGGTAGTTCTGATAGTAACGATATGATCATAAATTACTACCTTATTGATGAAGCGGAAGCCTAAGTGACACCAAACCAATATAAAAAGTATGTCCAAAAATGTACTCTTCAATTGCCAACAATAGTTTTTCGTATCTCCTAACCTTGGATGAGATGCGAAAAGCTCTACCCGAAGATATTAGACCCTCGTGGGTAAAAATTACAACGATCACTATGGTTTCAAGCTTTATGCAGCAAATTGATATAAAGCGCCTCCGCAGCAAGTTTGAGGAGATTGGGTCCTACAAATTGAGACGCGAGGGAACTACAATCGATGGTTTTGAATGGAAGCTCAAACCCACGACCTTCTACAACCAGGTGACTCTCACCTACCATGATACCTACAGTACCAAGTCTGTCAAGGTGTTCCCCAATGGGAGCATCCAGGTAGCGGGGTGTTGTGACCTCTTTGATTGCAAACGGATCATCACTCAAATCATTCATATTTTCAAAACCTTTTTGGATTTGAAAATTGAGGTTCCCGAAGATTCGTTCCGAGTTGTCATGATTAACTCGAACTTTAGTCTCAACTACCACATCAACTTACTGAAAGTTGCTGACTGGTTCGAGGAGTACAATGACATTTTCAAAGTATCATTTGAACCGGATAGATATTCGGCGGTTAAGATTAAGTTCAAACCAGCTCATGAAATGAAAGAGATCACATGCAGTATCTTCAGTACTGGGAAAATCATCATCACCGGTGCAGAGACCCTCAAGGAAATTGCATTTGCCTACAACATCATTAACCAGCACATCAACGAGAATCCCAGTATTCGGGTCTCACGCACAGAGGAAACCGATGTCTTTGACATTTATTTGGGATACAGGTGTGATCCATTCGTCGAGAAACTCAGAGAAAAGGGATTTGAATCTTGGATGAAAACAATTACCAATAGACAAATTAATTTCTAATTAGATAGTAACAATATGTCTCAGCGACTTGGTATGGCCGACGGTCGATGCTTCACCGTGAATACATCTGCGCAACTTTTTAATAATTATGTGATGAAACAAAATGGCATCTCTTTCGAGGACAACTACTCGTACCGCCAGCTTCTCCAAAAGCAGGGACCGGGTCTCATGTCCAAGGTACAGGAGAAGCAGGGTAATAAAGATTGCAACAACTGTAACGTACCCCTTCTCAAAGTTCCCGATATTTACTGAGAGAAATCATGAAAAAAACTTTAAAACCTTCTTGTAGAATGTCAACATGTTCCATATGCCTCAATGAAGTCAAGGCGACGAGGACTAATCCTCCACTCCGTTGTGGACATACGTTTCATTCCCACTGTCTACAGGAGTGGACAAATAGAGGTAAGAACACTTGCCCCACATGTAGAAAGGTATTCGATGTTTCCCAATTTAAGATTATTGTTTCGATTCAGAACAATTACACAGCAGTGGCGAACTCGGTGTCATTGAATGAGGAATCTATTTTCACTGTAATGGATCTATTTGATTTAAATTTCGATGTAGAAACCCAACCAGATTTAGAGAGTATTCTTACTGACCTTGGGGTGAGTCTTGCCGACTTTGATTCCTCTATTTTTGACACAGAATGAGCTACAATACCTTTCATAGTTTAGACCTGGATAGTTTCGGGAAGCTTTTCGAGGATCTTTTATGACCTTTCCCTTCGCATCAGTCAGAAGTGGCCCAGTTGCCCACCCACGCTTGTGACTGAATACGTTCGCTTTAAAAATAATCCGCTTACCAACCCTGAATGTACCAGCCCTCTTTATCCGTGATTCAGGAATATTAAAGAACTTCGCCACAGACATGATAGTATCACCAGGCTTCACTTTGTATTCTATGACCCCATGTTGTTTATAAAAATGGAAGTCTCCTTGACGGATGTAATTGGTGGGTCTCCCAGGACACACAAACATCATGATTTTGTAGTACCCCTTTTTACATTTCTCATTCGGTCCAGCCTTGTAAACCTTTTTCGGGTTGTCTGATATGACGCGATTGGGGAGACCTGTGCAGTGAGTGTAGTTGTGGTTACCATTAGAAAGTCCAGACCGATCCCCAGGAATAGACT